GGGCATCAAAACTATTAAAACACTATATGAAACACTACAACACACCTCTAATATCTTTCTCAGATAACGCACATACAACAGGAAAACTATATGAGAATTTAAAGTTTAAACGAGATCATGACGTAGCACCAAGATACACATGGGTTGACCCTTTCACAGAATATACAATAAATAGATTAAAAACACAAAAACATAATCTAAGAAAATTATTTAATGACGATACAATTGATATAGAGAATAAGACAGAAAAAGAAATAATGCTAGAACACGGATATGTTCAGGTCTATGATGCAGGATTAACAAAATGGGTATTAGAGAGCTAAGATCGTTATATAATATATAACACATACAAATGAGAAGAATTATGAAAAACTACATATAATCCATAACAATTACCTAAAACTGCCAGAAATCAGGCAAAGCAAAATAGGCGAGATTTAACGATCTCGCCATTTGTTTTAATTTGTAGTATAATCATACCACTATAATTTGGAAATTTTAAAGATTAACTTAGATTTATAGACACTTTCAGGTTGTAAGTTCAAATTCTTCGGTAATTCTATAATTTTATCATTAATCTCAAGTACAAGATATACAGAGTCAATTGAATAAATAGATAAAAACGCATTAATAAGATTATAAACTGAATTTATATCATAATACTTTAATATCTCACATACAACTCCGTCTACATATCTATACTTATCTCTATTAAACTCACAAACTGTAACATGATCTTCCATAACACATTCTGATAACTTAATGGATGAACTATTATCATTAAACTCAATACGTCTAATATCTGCATCATACAAAGATAACTCACATTTATTAAACTTTAAATTAGTATATTCTTCGAGTAACTTATGAACCTGTATTACAGAAGCATTTGAACCAGTTGCACCATACTTATCTTTTAATGTTTGCTTCGCTTTCTCCCTAGCCTGGGGTGTGTTACCTGGTTCAGATACACCATTCTCTCTCAAAGACTTCTCTCTACGCAACACTGCCCTACACTTATAAGAACATCCTCGCTCAGGCTTAGATAAATTAGATAAATTATCCTCAAAATAAAAATTCTTACACACAGGACAAACACGATAATGTCTCGCCTTACAGTATTTCTGAGCATTTGAATTAGGATAAAATGGGTCACCACAATACTTACACCACTTAACTTTCTTTACATCATTACTCATAATTATATCTCCTTTCTATATTCAAAGACATGTTGACCACAATCATAGACCGGTAGCCAATTATCTTTAATCATCAATTCCTCATTACTTGTACCTTTGCCAAAGGATGTGTTAAATAACTGATCATATCCTCTTTGTCTTAATAAGTTATCGGTTATCTTTTTCCTACCCTTAGACCATATCTTATTTGGCTTTGTAGTCCTAATAGATCTCATACCTATTCTCTCATACACACTTCCAGAAAACTTAGATAAATCACAATATGATATAATATTATTTAGATTATATGAATTAACTGCAAATTTAAACAGCTTTGAAGCTCCACCAATCACATTATGCTCAGTACACGTACATAACCTCAATAACTCCCACTCATACTTCTTATTATATCTAGACCTGCCAAAAGTCATTACCTGAATTAGTGAATTATGATGATACAAACCTAAACATATTTCCTGTCCCTTACATGTACCCTGTAAATGATAGTTTGATAAAAATGTATTAGCAGTATCCTGAGAAATAATCTCAATTTTACAATTCCTCGCATATATCTTTACTTTAGGTGTAAACTGTAACACAATCTTAGCCCATTCATCCCAATCAAAAATATGTATACATCTTAACCCATGCTCCTTAGCCAATCTACTCTTATCTAAATGATAATTACTATCGACTTTAACATGAAAATGATTCTCAATAATAGAATGTGTGTAGGATGGATTAATCTCTATAACTGTATGGTGATCTGGTAAATAAAAATCAAATGACTTTCTATCAATAACATATTCCTGTGAATGTGAAATATTATATCTATTAAGTAAATCTGAAAATGACTTGTTAATCTTAGATATAACAGTATGACTCGCATTCATACACTGAGGAGTTAAACAAGCGTACGGAACACCATGATGTTTCATATTAGTTTGATATGCAGACTTCTGCTGTTGTGTAACCTTACTTGGAATTTGTAAAGCATGTTCTACACCATATTTCTCTTTCATAGCTTTATGAAAATTATTCTGTACCTCATTACACTGCATAGGATGTTCAACTCCATATTTAATAAGATTTCGCCTTTTAGTCAGCTCCTTCCTACATTCCATAGAACATGTTGTAATATTATCATGTATATCACGACGTGTAACCTCAAACTCCTTACCACACACCTCACACTCCCTATAATGTACTCTATTACATATAACCTGATTTACATTATTAGGAAGAAATGGTTTGCCACATTCAATACATATCTTCTCTTTAAGATTTGAGTTACGCAGAATGGCAGAACATTTAGTAGAACAGCATATTGCAGGACGCGAAAAATCTTTATGATTCATTAAAACATCCCTCCCACAAACAGGACAAGGTCTATAATGCGGATTATCACAATATATTTTCTGAGGATTATTAGTCTCAAACTCTTTTCCACAATGCTTACATATTTTAATCACATTACATCACCTCCTCACTATAAAATAATGTGTACACAATATATAACGAAGTTTCTAATAATATTGTTATGCAAAACAAGGTAATTAACATTCACCACAACAAAATTCTACAAACACCTTATATCACCCTGTAATAAATTTAACAATGAAAGGAGAAAACTATATTATGTTTAAACCATTACACATGGGTACCTCACATATGTTAGGTCAGGATAACTTCGTACCTCTAACTACTAATAACTTTGAGATAAGAATATCAAATATGGATGGTACATCACCTACAGAATTCGCCGACCTCCTAACACTATCAACAGATGAAGTCGGAGCAGTACAAGAAGAACAAGACCAAATAGTAGTACACTACGGAAACGGATTAATAAAATTCCCAAGTAAAGTAACATTCTCAAATGTAGATTGGACATTAAACTGCTATTGTGAACCAAATGTTCTTGACAGTTTAAGAGCTTGGAGAAAACAAGTATACGATCCAGACACAGAAAAGATGGGACTACCTAGCCAATATATGAGAAACGTGTACTTCATTAAGTATGACGGACAAGGAAATCCAAAAGATGTTATCAAGTGCCCTGGCACATGGATAGGAGCACTAGATAATGGGTCCTCTTCTCAAACTGGTGGGGAAATTGTAAAAGTTCGATTGCCTTTGATAATTTCTAGAGCCATTTACTTAAAACCGGAAGATTTCAAGTAAATCTAAGGGTTGTGAATTTTCCTCAATTTCCGAGGGTAAGGAAGGTAACATAAGTTGCCTTCCATTTTTGTTGAATTTTTGTGTTGATACAAGGTAAATTCTCTTACATAACCATATGCCTACACCAAAGTAATCTCTGAAACATTAAATACCTTCTATAACGTTGATACAAAAATCGTTATATAACATATCAACATAATAATCAATAATAGTGAGGTGAATAAATTGGCAATTAGAATATGTAAAGAATGCAGAAGAGAATTTGAATGCAGAGGTACACAAGCCTACTGCAATGATAAACATTATAGAAAATGTGAAGTATGTGGTAAGCAGTTCATATGGAATCATATAAACCCAAAGAGATGCTGTTCTAGAATATGTAGTGCTATATTAAGAAAGAGGACAATTAATTCTCAGATAAAGAAATGCGAGATATGTGGAAAAGAATTTACATCTATATCATCAACTCAAAAATACTGTAATGATAAACATTATAGGCCCTGTCCAATATGTGGGAAGGATGTGGAAATAAATATAGAAGATATAAATTTAGTTAAATGCTGCTCTACAGAATGCTCAAATAAATTACGAGAGAAGACATGTATAGATAAATATGGTGTACCAATTGTCTCTCAGAATAATGATATAAGAAAGAAGCTATCTGATGCAGGTATCAAATCACGCGATAATAGAGAATCAACATGTATGAGTAGATATGGAGTTAAGAATATCTCACAACACCCAGCTATTAAATCTAAATTATCAAAAATAATTAAAAGCGATAGTAATATAGCAAAAATGAAGGCTACAATGCAACAAAAGTATGGTGTAGATTATGCTATGCAAAATAAAGAACTCGCCAAAAAACAAAGTGATACAGTATTAGAAAAATATGGTGTACCATATCATTGCTTAGCTAAGTCTTGCATAGATAATAATATAAAATCAGTTTCAAAGATAAATAAAGAAATAGGACAGTTATTAATAGGTAGTGGACATATAATAAAATATGAATTTAATTTAGAAAACAAACTATATGATATAGCAATACATGAAACAAAAACATTAATAGAAATTAA